CCCTTCGAGTAGTTGTCTTCTTTGATGCTCAGGGAGAGATAGAAGGTTGGCTTCGTACATCCCGTCATCAGACAGGTAAGGATTATCAAACAAAGTCGCAGGGATAAACTTCCTCTTGAATAGAGGCTCTCCCTCTCTGCTATGTCCTTTAGGCCAACAGATAACTTCTCCGTCTTGGTCTGTAGCCCAAAATGCCTCATTGGGTTTGTTAGGGTCAATGAAAGTTTTCTTAACCCAGTAATGTCCGGGGCCACCGGGGTTGCTTGTAGCTCTCATGTAGAGAGGCAGCCCACTAGCTTTTGTAGAACGTAGACGTGAACGCATGTAGTTCCAAGCGTAGTCTGTAGGCCATTGGGTAAGTTCGTCAAAACCTATCCAGTTAAATGCTTGACCCTGATACCTCATAACGTCATCGTCACGGTCAAGGTAAGACATCCAGAGTGTTGCACCACTAGGGGCTACCCACGTCTTGTCTCGTTCCATAAACTTAATACCGGGGATTGCTCTTGGGTAAAGCTGCTTAGATACCGATATAAGTTCTCTTAGTTCTTCTGTACTTCTACGTACAATAAGCATTCTAGCATTTGGGTTGTTCAGGTATCGAACAGGATCAGCTACTAGACTATAGCTTTTTCCACCTCCTGCTGCCCCACCATATAGAACCTCTTGTTCTGTCGCTGCTAGGAACGTTGTTTGTGGACCAGGGTTAGGCTCAAAGATAATTTCTCTCTGAGCTTGTTCAACATCAATCTCCGCTGGTTTCGGAGTTGCTGGTGTCTGACCAGTTGTCTCCAAAGATTCTCTTGGTAGCTCTACCACCAAGTCTTTCTTTTTCGATCTTCTCCGCTTTCCTTGCCGCTTCTTTATACTTCCGGGCATACTGGCGGTAGTTGGACGAGGCCCGTCTGCGCTTCTCTTCGATCCTGACACGTTTGTCTAACCCTACATGTGATATATACCTACCTGATTCTTTAGACAACCATTTGGCTACTTGCCTTAAGCTGTACTCTTGTAGGAATAGTTTTGCTTTTTCTAAAAGTTCTAATTCTTCTGGGATGGGTATGAGTAGATCAGGATCTTCTTCGTCCTGAAGATATCCAAACGGTACGTGTCTTCCAACTCTGATAATGGGATACCACTCTCCGTTTTCTCCTCTAAGTGGTACTGACCAGTCTACCTTTGCTGGGTGTTTAGCTTCTGACGCTCTGTAGGTTTTAGTCTTCGGCATCTTTAGAAGGTAAAATGAATAGAGGCTCTGCTGACTTGACCTCTACTTTTTCTGTCTTAGTGAAACCTGCTCGATCCAAGATGTCCTTAGCTGCCATCATCTTTTCTTTGACACCTAAGTCTGTTGGATCAGCCATCACACTGAACATAGTATACGCAGCCTTGGTGGAAGACTGAGCAATAAATCTTTTAGTTAGTTCTACGATCTCGTCTTGAATAGGCTCAACGACTTGCTTGGTAGCCACGCCGTCAGAGTATCCTGCAAGCTTCTTAGCTTTAACAGGATCTCCTCTGGCTTCATCAAACAAAACCTCTAAGAACTTCTGTTGTTTTTCAGTAAGCTGTCTTGCCATTATAAACTACATCTCTTATCTGACCACGTCCGATACCAAGGTCACTTAGCTCTCTGTCAGAGAAACGGCGTAGTTGCATCATTGCGATTCTACGGTCTGCTTCTGCCTGACGTGACTCTTGCAAACGTACTAAAACTCTTTTTAACCATTTAAGCATAATCTTAATCTCCAGTTTGATATTGTGCATGTTGGCTAGGATACCAACTGGAGACTAGTTTTACACATATAGTTATATCATACTACTGCTAATATTGCAACCCCGCTATTACCCTACTGGGATAAAGGTTTCTATTACAGTGCACATAAAATCTAGTTCAGGTGAAGCATTACCAGAAGCAATACATTTAAGAGTATCTCCTGGTTCTAAAACAAGAGTAGCACCTGTAAGTAAAACGGTTTCACCTAAACCTAAGTTTTTACCACCAATAAGTCTGAACTCAGCAGAGTCACTTGCTCTTACCCACTTAGCCAAAGCAGTCGTAGTGCCATTTGCATTCACACAAAAAAGCATAGTAATTTCTGCACGACAGTTAGCAGGGCAGGTATATAGAGTTTCTACTGCATCCTCAGTGTCACATATGACACCATTACTAACTGTACGTGCTGGTTTGCCTTTAGACTGTAGGGTCATACCTAGGTTTTCTTTTTCTTAGGAGTAATCTTCTTTTTCACTTTAGTGGTCCAAGCTTCATTCTCAGGGGTAGTAGGGTCATCCTTTACGTAATGACCCTTAGAGTTTCTTGCTCGTACCTTCTCAGTGTTTTCAGATAGCCAGTCCAAGATGGATTGCTCTTTAGTGTCCCACTGACCGTGGATCTTCTGAGCCATCACATCTCCTCTGGAGTTGACTATCTTATCTTCACCTTCGAATCTGTACATTAGTATTTACCTTCCACTCCGAACTTCTTCTTGTGTTGAGTAATAGACTCTTCTTTGTATCGAGTCGTGTACTTGTTACCTTTCCAAGTGAAGGTAGCGTTACCAGCCTTACGGTTTCGAGCGAATGCCTTACCGAAAGATTCGTTGGTTACTGGACCTGCTGCTGGGCGTAGCTTAGGTTTAACTGTTGGTTTTTTCTTAGGGGGTGTCTTAGGTGTTTCACCTTTTTTGTCTAGACGCTTGGAAGGAGTCCCTTTTTTAGTATCCTCTTTCTTAGGAGGGATAGTAGAAATTTCTGGAGCCTCTGGACGTACTGAGTCACGCAGCAATGCTGGTGCTGGACCCTTAGGCTTCGGAGGCATATTAGGACGCTCACGGACCATGCTTTTAGGCATTAGTGGCGGCTTACCTCTGCCTTTACCACGACCACCTGTGTAACGAGAGCCTGAAGTAGGCATAGCAGGTGCTTTAGTCTTAGGCTTTGGTCTGGCGGGAGCAGTCGTCTGAGTACTAGGTTTAGACGGTGCCTTAGCTGGTGCCTTAGGTTTAGCTGGTGCAGTTGTCTTAGGACGTGCTGCTGGCGGCTGTGGGCGTGTGTAAGTACCCTTAGAAGTTCTAGGGTTAGGTGTTGAAGGTGCTTTCTTAACATTTGCACTCTCAGGTACTTTGTTCTTTGGTACTCGCTTACCACCTTGTTTAACTAGATCATCAGCAATAGACTTGGAGTTAGTCCCCATGAATTGCTTGCCGACCTTAATAATAAATTTAAAGATTTGTCCTGCAGCCATTGTTCTTACCCTTTATAAGATGCGCCACATTTGGCTTGTACTACGCCACCTGCTTTATAGCCCATCTTCTTCTTAGCCATACCGCCACCCATATAGGCCGCTTTCTTCATACCGCCTTTTGAGTAACCCATCTTCTTGGCTACTGCTGGTGCTTCTTTCTTAAGGGCTTTCATCCCTGCGTTCATTGGTTTCTTCATAACCGCTGTTCCTTTGTTTGCTCTAAATGGTTTTACTTTTTCTGCGATCTTTTTAGGTTGAGCCACAAACTGCTTACCTGCCTTAGTGCCTTCTCGCTTTGCTCTTGTAGTTGCTGCGTATTCAGCATCACTAAGAGAAGCAATAGCCTTAGAAGGTAAGTACCTCTCACCAGTCTTAGCACTAGGCTTGCCACTCTTTGTGCGCCACTTCTGCTTTGTCCATTTCTTTAATGACTTCTGAGGAGCTTTCATGATGTGTAGCCCCCGCCTTTTGCTTTGTACTGCTTCGCAACCATCTGTGCTTTTCTCGCTGACCATTGTCCAGGCTTGCCACCTTTTGAACCCGCCTTGATCTGTTGGACAAGCTTACGGCGCATAGTGGGTTTTGTGTAGTTACCAGCAGCATTAATAGTATCTCCACCTTTGGAGTAGCCAGAGGCTCTGATAGCTTTACCTTGTCTTTCAGCAGCAGCCTTAGTCTTGTAGACCTTACCAGTCTTACCCCAACGATAACCACCTTTTACTTTGTAGACTGGCATTATGCACTATCACCTTCAACTTTGTGGCAGTGGGGAGTCGCATAGGCACCGCCTTGTCTTATTGTAGTGGCTACTTGTCCTGCTTCTTCTAGACAAGCTTCCTCAGTGTAGAAGGGTTCAGGTTTAGCTATGATCTTACAGGACAGAGCCATAGGATCAAAGCAAACTAATAAGATCCCGATCCACATTACATGTCTTCTTCCAAGCCCATATCTTTACATTCCCATGCTTGGCAGGAAGCATCTTGAGAACACATAAACTTGAACTTAATACAGGCACCCATTCCTGATTCACCATTTAGAGCTTTTAGGGTTCTAGCTCTGTTATCGAAGTAATCGCAATTGCCACACTTCTTGAGTTCAGCGTATTCGACTTCCTTGTCCCAAGCCTTCGCTAACTCCTCTGCAGACTTACCGTACATCCAGTACTCTTCTGCACGTTTCTTATTCTTTGGGTCTACTTCTGGTGTAGCCCCTAGCATTAAGCCTACTTTCATCATGATCCTTTTACCCACTTCTTAGAGCTTGATTTAGTTTTAGAGGGACTCCACTTAACCTTATCAGCCCAATAAGCAGCAGATAGTTTACCCTTTTTGATGTTCTTAGAGTGTCTAGACTTAAAGGCTTCTCTCTGCCCTGCAGTCTGATTGGTCTTAACGCCTTGCTGTCCGAAACGGATAAGCTTGTACCTACCACCTTCAGAGGCCATAACAACATGAGACTTAGTAGGATGCTTAGGGGTTCTCTTAGGTTTATTAACACCTGAGAGTCCTTCCCTTTCCATTACTGCTTTTACTCGTGCTGGTACTGCCATGCTATCCAATCTGTGAGGGGAACGAGGACGGTTCTCTGTTTACCCCCACCAGCCTATCTATAAATCTTGTACTTAAAACTTATACCGCCAAATTATACCATCAGTTCGAAATGCGGCCCATCAATGAAAGGTCTACGCCCTTGGGATCTCCGTAGATCAATATAAGCATTCATAGCTTCTTCAGCAGTCCCAGGGTAAGTAGTGATATCTCCTTCAGACCAAGCGGCACCCCACTTGATACTGCATCCTACTTCTCTGGCTGCTTCTGCCATTGCATCACAGATATCATCATAGACATTTAACTCCCAGACCACATCCGAACCATCATAGGCTACGAGGTCTACTGCGTGGCTATACCCTGAGTCCTGAATCAAGTGCTTAGACTTCATAGTCTGAGATCTACCAGAAGCATATAACTTCTCTTGCTCTGCTAAGGTTCTGACTCCATAGGTCACTCCGAAGTCCACCTTAGTCAACTCGATAGCTCTCTTCACAGTAGCTACCATGTCAGGATGTACACCTTCTAGCTTACCTAAGGATCTGCTACTTAGTTTAAATGCCACGATCATCTTTCCCTTTTTTTAAATGGTAGAGAGATTAGATTATATAAGCTTTGGCCCATCTGCGTAGGTGTCGGTAGTAACCAACCAAGTAAAAGTAGAAGTATAACCCAGACAGGTATATTTGTATTGGATATCCGTAGGTCTTCTACTGTGCCAGTCTCTACTTCCTTTAGAACCTCAGTCGTAATAACATCTCTACCAGCGTTATTCGTTTTCTCTTCTTCGTAGGTAACTACTGCTTGTTTATTCTCTTTGCCTATCTGAGCATTAGAATTAACTTGTGGTCCACCACCGCCACCAAAGAATGGCAGGCTAGTCAATCCACAACTAGATAGTAATAGGATCAGGCATAGACTACCTATCGTCTTTAGGCTTACTGACATAATTCGTTTTACTCTCACCGTTGACCCAAATGCCGAAGCAACCTGTAAGAGCACCCATACAAACTGATACTAACCCAGCTTGTGCATTTGATGGTTCCGCAAGAGCCATAAACCAAAAGACTGACTTGTAGGTCAGTATGGTTACTACTAACATCATCAACCTTGGCAGTATCTGCCACTGGTCTAGGATTGTCTGTGCTCTTTCTCCCATTCTCTTTTCCTATCTGGATCTAGTACGTTATACCTATCGAGCATTCCCTCTAGGTACATAGCTCTTTCCATTCTATCTAAACTTACCCACTCACCAGAATGCTGATAGTATGCCTCTCTGGCATAAAAGACTGAACTGTGAGGGATGTGTACTCTTCGTAGTACTCTTTCACTACCATTAGCTAAAGCTTGATAGAACTCTTCTATTACTTTGTCAGATTGGTAGTACTTTACTCGATTAGACATTTATGAACCAATGCACCACTAGTTGTATTGAAGGGAACTCTTCTGTCAAGTCTAAATGCAAAGACTAAAATTATTATTTTACTATTGATGTAAGAAGAGATAAGAAGGCTAACAGTACATACTGTTAGTAGTTACTAGTAGTTCTATAAGTATTATAAGTATTAGAAGTAATAAGACTACTAGTATAAGCTAACAGTATAGCTATTAGGTAGTTCTGTTAGTAGTACTATTGGTATATACTAACAGTATTAATTATAAGCTATACCCGCCCTTTTGTCAACCCCTAAGTTGTACTAATTTTAATCACGAATTGTTACAATTGTTACAAGTATGTTACCTGGGTAAGAGTGTAAACCACTAAAATCCTAAAGTGGTTAACAGACTGTAAGTACCCCCCGCTGTCATTGGGCATATACATATAGCGCACACCCCCCAGGTGGCCCACGCCCACCGTCCGTACTACAGGTTGTATTGACACTCGGCTCGATCTACTATAGGTTGTATAGTTCAATGTTAAACTATCTAGTAAAAAAGTAGTTTAAAGTTAAACAATCGGAATAAACATTTAGTTTAACGTTAAACTATTCTCTTGGAATTTCGTTTAATGCTAAATATTTTCAGTCTGTGATCACAAATAGATAAAGCATCTATGAAACCGGGGGTACTTTGTGATCACATTCCAGGAGTTGAATACGTTTTGTGATCACAACCTGCCAAGCATCTATATATTTATACTGTGATAGCATTTAGTAACATAATGTTACAGGTTGAAACATTTCGTGATCAAGGGGTTGTAATTCAAAAAACAATACCTAATCTAATTTTCAGACAACACAAAAACAGAAAGAAAAGACAATGACCAATCACGTAGAAAACATTCTGAAAGTATTTGAACAAGCAACACAAGAAGAGATTGCCCACGGCCTAAACTGGTATCCCGATGCTAAATCTCAATCACGTGAAATAGCAGATAACGCAGAATTGCCATTGCATATTGCCGTTGGCGTTATAGCAGCCTTATCCCCTACTAACGATTGGAACCAAAACATAAAAGACGGAAAGCTATTCTGTGATACTTTCGTCAATGGTGGATATTATGAGGATGTGAAAGCTTCCACCTATAAAAAGATGTGGGAAAAGGCTTGGTCAATTCTGGAAAGCGTAGGCGATTATGAAGAGGTAGCATCAATTCTTAATGGGCCAAAAATAACGGACTTCTATCGCTGCATCATGGGTGAAAATGTTTGCGTAATTGATGGGCATGCTTGGTGCATCGCTTTCGCAGATAGAAGAGTATTGCAAGAGGTTCCCAATATCGGAAAGAAATTGCGCAAAGAATTGCAAGAGGCATATAAAATTGCGGGCGAGAAAATGGGCATGACTGCATACGAGATGCAAGCTATCACGTGGGTAACTTGGAAGCGTATTCATAACGTATAAGAGGGAAAGAGAAAACAATGTTAGCATTTGTTCTTATGGTTTTGTTCGCTTGCTATGCAATCGCATGGTGTATTGAAAACAGATAACAAGAAAGAGGAAACAAAATGAGCTTTGTGATGGAATACAATTGCCCATGTGGCACCAATTGGACAATGCAATGGGATTGCGCTTGCAATGATCGCTGCCCCTCATGCAATAAAGAAAATGAACCAGTAGAGGTAAAAGACAATGCTTAATCATAATTTTATAAGAGTAGATCACAAGGGACAAACAGTCTCTATAGTTCAACACAAACATAAGGGAAGGACAGAGTGCCAAGAGGTTGCAATAATACCACCATCAGGGGCGCAAGCTATTGAGACAGTTATTCATTACAGTGGAAGCTTGGACAGTCTCATTGGAACCCTTCAACTAATCAGAGAGGAAATAGAAAATGGCAAGAGTTAAAGACATGATCGAAGACCTAGAACAAGAGGCGTTTGAACGTGGTGCTATTGATGCATACTATGGGCGGCAGCCGACACCTTTAGGACGCTATAAACAGTTCGAACGTATTGCATATGCGAACGGATACGACACGGAACCCTACGGACAAAAGGATCATGGATATGAATAAGCAGGACTGGACAAAGGCGATCATTCGCAATGAGGATTTTATTGGTATGACATGCGATATAACAGATTGGGTATTGCAAGAAACATATAACGACAGGATCACACAAGAGGATGCAAACGGCGACACAAGATATACCGATGATGCACAAGATCAATTCAATCATCTACTGGATCACGTCCAGACCATTGTCCAACAGTGGGTGAACATCCAAGAGGATGAAGCTGTAAAGATATCGGAGGCCCAGATATGAGTAAAGAACAGAAAGCAAAGCTTATTAAACTGGTGGGCGATATGCTGTGGGACTATGACAGATTGTCTAGTTCAGGAAAGCAAACCCTAGATGAACTGTGCGATCTGTTAGGGATCGAATAAGCAGCCCCTGGATTTACAACCTTAAGGAGATCGAGATAAATATAAAAAAAAGTTTTGCTTGGGGGTTGAACTATCTGATCTGATCCCCAAGTATAGGACACAACACGAAGCAGAAAGGATTTACACAATGCTTAACACAACAACAGTTAAAGACATCATTAAGTCACGTGGTACACGTTTCTGTACGGTCACATTCAAGACCAAGCTAGGTGAAACACGTATCGTTAACGGTATGCTACGGTCACCTAAAGAATACCAAAAGAACGCAGGACTACAGCCCCTGTGGGACGTACACGCAAAACGGTTCACGTCTTTCTGGATCAACAGCGTAGAAGAAATTAACTAAGAGGAGAAAAGACCATGACAACATTCAACAAAGCACAACTGAAAGCCCTACGTTCTGCAATGCAGAAAGCATTAGACGAAGCGGGTATTGATGGTATGACCATTGAAGTAGGCAACTGTTCTTACTCAGGTGGTGAAGCTACCTACAAGGTAAAGGTTTTACTTGACGGTGCAGAGACTGAGGAACAACAGACCCTGAAGATGTACGCTGATATGTTTGGGTTAGACCTGAACAAGACACACACAGTACAAGGTAAGACCCTTAAACTCTCAGGCTATAACTCACGTGCACGTAAGACACCGTACTTAGCCAATGAGGTAGGCACTGATAAGACCTATCGCATTTCAACAGACCAAGCGCACCTATGGTTCGCACAAACAAATTCATAAGAGGAGACAACACAATGTCAGCAACATTCGAAGTAAATTCTAAGGCGTACCCTGAGTGGACTAACACCAACCTAATCGAAGCTTGCGGGATCTTACCCCACTGGTTAATCGAATTTGATTTCATGGTACAGAAAGGGATCAAGAAATTCTCTGAGCTAGTAGACCACATGACACAATGTTATGGGTTCGGCAGCCTACACAAGTTCGAAGGTCACGTTGATCCAGACACTCAGCAGTACGTCAGTAAGTACGAAGACGATGAACCCCTAGCACCTTACATGAAGGTGACCTTAGAGGGCGGCTCAGAGGCTCTGATATACCCTTACGCTATCATTGCATTGCCAACCCCTGAAGGATACTTCATCACACGCATGGACTAATGAGGATCATGTCACACAAAGGTAAATACATTGGGTATGATGATGATGGTTATGTCGTTATCATATCCACTAACAAGAACATCGTAAGAAAGTACATGAAGGATAAGAAAGATGCTTGAAGATAAGACACACAAGATAAAAGTCTGGGATCACAATGACGCAGTGATCTACGTGAAAGAGAAATATTACAGTTCAAAGGTTAACCCTGACGATCCAACCAAGTACACACACAAAGAGGTAACCAATACTCTCGCAGTTATCCCTGTTAACTCTGGTGACACTGTTAGTACTGAGTTCATAGAGAAAGTACAGAAGGCTGCTGACGCACTAGCAGAGCTATACAGTGGGGAATGTGACTCAGAGGTACACGTTGGCTACGTCATCAACTCAAACCCGTATGTGAACGCATGAGACACGTTGATCTATGCTCAGGCATTGGTGGGTTTGCCCTAGGATTTGAATGGGCAGGTCTATCTGAACCCCAACTGTTCTGCGACATCGAGCCTTGGTGCCGCAAGATATTACAACAACACTGGCCTAATGTACCAGTAGCATCAGACGTAAAGGAATTAGCAAGTGACCCAGAAAGATTTGTTCCAGACTGCGACATCCTCACAGCAGGATACCCGTGCCAACCGTTCAGCTTTGCAGGACAGAGAAAAGGCGAAGAAGATGACCGCCACATCTGGCCGTACATCCTCAAAATTGTTGCATCCAAAAGACCCACTTGGTGCGTTTTCGAAAACGTTTATGGGCACATCTCACTGGGACTCGACACTGTCCTCTCTGACTTGGAACGTGAAGGCTACGCCACAAGGACGTTTGTTGTTCCAGCTTGCGGTGTCAACGCCCCGCATAAAAGAAACAGAGTCTGGATTGTTGCCCACACCGACAACCCAAGACAATCCTCAGGTGAAGGGAAACCCAGAGCATCCCAAGAGGGGAACAACACTGGGTGGGTACGCCCGAATGTATCCAACACCGACAGCATCGGACTACAAGAACATGGACACAGCAAACCAACAGTCACAGTTGGCGAAGGTAGTTCGGATGATCCCAACACCATCGGCAGCCGACTCTCAGGGAACCACAGGGGGCGGTCAGAACAGTTCACTCAGGACACACGTCAGGATGTATCCAACCCCAAGAGCCTCAGAGTACAAGGACTGTGGGCCAGTTGGGAGCAAGAGCCACACGCACATGAAGGACAGGAAGTATCTGTGTGCGACAGTCAAGGAAGAGGACAAACCATCTGGGATGCTGAACCCAACGTGGGTAGAGTGGCTAATGGGATACCCAAAAGAGTGGACAGAATTAAAGGACTAGGTAATGCCATTGTGCCACAGATAGCACAGCGTATAGCTTGGACAATCAAGGAGATATCACAATGATCTTTGTTAATGGTGGTAAAGAATACCAGAGGAAACGTGTTACAGATCTAGCCTGGTTTGTTTGCAAAAAGTTTAACATGGAACCTATCCTAGATATTAACATCAGGGATCTTACCTCTGAGGGCAGCCTAGGATTTTGTACTGAGTTTGATGAGGGTGAATATGAGATAGATGTAAATAAAAGTTTACACCTCAGGGAACTACTGATCACTCTTGCCCATGAGTTGGTGCACGTAAAGCAATACGAAAGGGGAGAAATGGAAAGGTTAAATGACAAGGATGTATCCTATTGGGATAGGCCATCAGAGATAGAAGCTCATGGTAGAGAGTTAGGTATATTTATTCAGTGGGTAGAGGATCGAGGTCTATCCAAAAGAAAATGGACTCAGAGGTAGTAATAAATGGAAACAT